ATAAGGAGATAATTCCTTATGACTACTGCTAATGTAGGTTGGAGTAGAGACACTTGGAATTCTGGTGATTGGAATACATCACCTGATGCAGCAGCTGTTGTATCAGGTATTTCTACAAATGCATCAGTAAATACTGTATCTACTTTAGCTTCATCTCTTACAAGTATTACAGGATCATCTGTTAACTCTGCTACAGGTGCAGTTAATGCAGGTGCATCTGTTTTTCAAGAAACCGGATCAGTCCAAGTAAATATTTCTACAGGAACTGTATCTACAGGTGAAGGAAGAGAAGTAACTATTTCAACTGCAGGTCAACTTGCTGTTAATTTAAATGCTGGTATTGGTTGGAGCAGAGATGAATGGAATGAAGGTGCTTGGAATGAAGATTTAACTGGAATAGTATCTGGTTCAGGTGTTGTATTTATAGAAGATGGACAACAATTAACTTCAAGTTTAAATAATGTTTCTGTTACTGGAAATTCTTCAATTTCTGTTACTGGAGATAGTTTAACAGTAAATCAAAGTAATGTTACTTTAAATACAAATAATATTATTCCTATTACTGGTGAACCTTTAGTTTCTACAACAGTAGATAGTTTTGCTGTTGCTGCAGGTGGATCTATTACTATAAATACTCCTACATTTGAAGCTAATGTAGAAGTTAATAGTATTACAGTTGGTACAAGAGCAAATATTTCTATTACAGGTCAAGTATCAAATATTTCTTTAAATGACATATCTGCTTCTACAGAAAATATTATTTCTATAACTGGCGAAGAATTAACTTTAACAGCTAATAACATTAATATAAAAACAGAACAAGTATTATCTATAACAGGCAATGGAGTAACCATAGACTTAGCTAGTATAGTGCCTAATTCTGAAAACTTTTTATCTATTACTGGAAATCAAGCAAATATATCAGTTTCTTCATTAAAATTTTGGGATCCTATTTTACCAACAATTACTGAAGAATGGACTAATATTCACTAGACAAATTAATACAAATATATATATTTTACATAATAGAAAATATGGAGTATAAACAATTATGCCATCAAGTTTTACATCAAGATTAAAATTAGAAAGACAAGCTTCTGGAGAAAATTCTGGTACTTGGGGTAATCTAGTTAATTATGTTTTTAACAGAGTTGATGCTTCTGTTAAAGGTTATCAATCAGTTAATGTTGCAGGTTCTGCAAATGTAACTCTAACATCTAATAATTCAACATCAAATACAGATGATTCTACAACAGATGATCAGGTACATAATGCTGTATTAGAATTTACAGGAACATTAACAGGTGATATTCATGTATTTACTGATGCTGTAGAAAATCAATATGTTTTATTTAATAATACGAGTGGTTCTCAAACTTTAACTTTTGCAAATACTGGTCATGCTGCAAATGGTGTAGTTATTACTCAAGGTAAAAAATTTATAGTTTATTCTGATGGAACATCAATTACTGATGTTTTAAGTGTAGGAAGTCAAATTCAAGCTTATAGTTCAAAATTAGATAATGTATCAAATGCTGCAGTAACTGATGGAAATTTTTTAGTCGGTAATGGTTCAGCTTTTATTGCAGAATCAGGATCGACAGCAAGAGATAGTTTAAGTTTAGGAACAGGTAATGATGTTCAGTTTGATTCTTTTGGTGTAGGAACAGCTGCTTCAGGTACTACCGGAGAAATAAGAGCTACTAATGATGTAACTGCTTTTTATTCTTCTGATGTTGCACTTAAAGAAAATATTACAAATATACCTGATCCAATTGAAGCATTAAAAAAATTAAATGGTGTTTTGTTTAATTGGAAAAAAGAATACATTAATCAACGAGGTGGTGAAGATGGTTACTTTGTTAGAAAAAAAGATGTAGGTGTAATTGCACAAGAGGTAGAAAAAGTTTTACCCGAAGCAGTTGCAGAAAGACCCGATGGTATTAAAGCTGTCAAATACGACAGATTAACATGTTTACTTATTGAGGCAGTTAAAAAACTTTCTGATCAAGTCGAAAGTTTATCTAAAAAGGGGAATTAATACATGGCAGTTCCTTCTACTAATGTTGGATTATCAGATATCCAAACTGAGTTTGGTGGATCTAATCCAATTTCAATAACAGAATATTATTCAGGAGGACCTTTGGTTCCAGCT